GTTGGCGAAGTCGTGGAGATCGACGAGGTCCTGGACGGGGGCTTTCGGCATAGCGTTCCCCGGCACGATTCCATAAGCGAGCATATGGTAGGGCCCTTCGTCGCGCCCAAGCCAGTGCTGTTCACGCAGAGCTTCACCAACTCCGCCATTTCCAACCGTAGCTGCTCCAGTAAGTTGATCGTCTGCGAGAGTAAGCACGACGCGATGCCGGGGGAGGTACACTTCCCAGAGGTCAACAAAGTCCTCAAACTCTTCGAGATTGCCTGAGTACACTCCTCGGCCAAGCGTGCTGATTCGTTCGTCACCCTCCAGGTTGTAAGGGTTGTCGGAGCTGGCAGCGAGATTCTTCCGTTCCTTCGAGTATATTTTCGAGTCACGGATAACCTCCAAGGGCGCACGGTAACGATGCCCGATGTACGAAACCTCCTCGAAGTCCCGCGCGTGAATGTCAAACACAAAGTCGTCCAGGTCCACGCGCTCGGCGAACGGGAAGCCGGCCTTCATCTTCCAACTGACCAGCGCTGCATCAGCCGGCGTTGCCAGGGCGACCTTGCAGATGCCGACGCTGAACATTCCATCCACCACGACGCGGCGCATGGTGTCGGCGAGCTTCTGCTGTTGAATTTGCTTGTTGGCCCACTTCTCGGCGATCGAAACAGTGGGGGCATGGGCGCGCTCAAACGTCGAGAGCATGACGCGAGGATGATTGGCGATCAGATGACGGCCAACGACGTTGACGAAGGAGGAGATGAAATTGACGGGCACCTTCTCGCGCGTGCCCTCGTCCGACCAGTGGTTGCCGACATACTGCCTCACCGCCTCGCGCCGCTCGGAGCGATAGCGTGTGAGCATCAGCCGGGCACGTTGCATGGCCACACACAGGCGGCCTACGTCAATCGACTGCGATTTGGCTGGCAAGTTTCATGGCTTTCACCCTGCCCGGATGTGCCTGAAACGCTGAATAATTAAAGACTCGGTTGGTAGAACACCAGAGTTTCAACTCCGGTGTTCTACTAAACTTGTCCGGTATTACGCTGGTGCGAAACGTCTTTGATCCTCTTGCTCGGCGGGTTGCATGCTCAAGCCGATCTGGTGCGGCATCCACGCGCAGTAGTCCGAGTCGGGGATGTCGTCGCCGGGTTGGACAAGAGCGATGTTGCAATCGCTATAGTGGACTCCGGTCCCGCTGAACACCGACAGGTTGACCAGACGGTCCGACCAGACCTTGGCGACGATTGCTGCGAATGGCCCTTCGTGCGCGCCGTCTACGACGCGCTTGTAAAACCATACGATGCGACCTACTGTTGGCTCGATCACTGTTTTCCCCCTGCTTGTTGGAAACTACGCCCATGCTTCGTGCTCTTTGCGGTCCTGATCGGCCAGCTCCCGCCTCCATGCCAGGCTGCCAACTTTCACTTCGTTGGTCTCTTTCTCGGGGCCGCGACCTTTGAATAGCTGTCTCGCCATTTTCCACGCGAGAGCAAATGCTGTCAAGCGATCTCCGTGATTCACGCGGGCGCCGGTCGGATCGTTCTGGCTGGCCTGGCCGGCGTGTTCGACCGTGCCGTTAGCGTTGTACTTAAAGGACCGGCACTCATCAAGGCATGCCGCGGAACGTATCAGCGCCGAGCGGCTGGACATGCCCGCCCTGACCGCCTCAAGAATAATACGCTTGTTGTCCGGAGAAGGGTACCATCCGGGGATGTCGTAATCCGCTTTGCTCTTGGTCAACTTGTTTTCGTCAGTGCGGTAATAGATATTCCGGTACCCAAGCTCGATCACTTTTTTGCCGAAGGGCGCTCCAGGTCCTTGCAACTCCCAGCAGAAGAGGGCCGGCTCGTTGTTCTGATCTTTGAACAGCCAACCCAGTGCTGTGGCTAAAGCGGCAAAGATGTGCGGCTCAATGTGGGCATTGGCGTACTCGGCGACCTGCTCGGGAGTTGCGGTGCCGGCCTCGAGGAGCCTGGCCAGCTCGTTGTGACGGCGCGCGAAATGCTCCCATACGCTGGGCGTTGCCCCAGAGCCCGTGGAGATGTCGGCGCCGGCGCCGTAGGGAGCGGGGGGAATCTTGCCCTGGGTCGTGGGATGGAGCCAGAGCCGCAAGTGGCCGCCCTTGACCTCGACTAACTCCAGCGGCCGGCCCGTGTCCTTGTCGAAGTGCAACTCGCCTTCCCAGAAGGGTTCGATGCAGTAAGTGTTCTCCAGGATGCGGAGCTGGCCTGAGTCGAAGAACTGCGACATGGAACCGCGGGGATCGATGTCCAGGTCCATGGCGATTGCCCGGGCCGATCCACGGCGGACGCACTCGGCGTCATACCACGGCGAGCGGAGCTTCCCATCCATCTGGAACTCGAACGTCGCCGGGAAAGCGTACTGCTTGTCTACGACTTCGACCTTGCCCGTCTCTTGGTGGTACTGGTAGAGCCCTTTGTTTTTGCCGGGATGGGATGACCAGTGTAGTCTAAGTTTTCTGAGATCCACGCGACGAGACAACTCCGCAGCAGCATTGCCGACATCCGTGTGGGTGAAGTTAAAAATCCGACAAGCGGTAGTATCAGCGGTTCGATGAAGGACCTCGTAGTCTTCTCTAATTTGTGAAAATTCGTCAACAAACATGGCAGTTGCTCGACCTCCAACACCAGCTTTGCCAGTGCTAGCCTGTCCTGTAATGGTAGATCCGTTATCTTCGTTGCCATAGAACATCCCCCTGCGTTTGGTCTTTGGCACCAGCCATGACGGCATGTGCTTCAACATGAAGTCGATCTTCCAAAACAAACTGTCCGGGTCCTCGCTCTCGACCGCCTCGGCGTTGCGGCTGATGCACAGGAACTTCTTCCACGGGTGGAAGAGCCAGTACCAGAGCATCACGATCAGGCACATCCACGAGGCGCCCATCTCGCGGCTCTTCTCGATGACCAGGTCGCGGCCCTCTTCGATGCACTCCACCATGACGGCGAACGCATCGTCCTGAAACTCCCAGGTAATGAACGGCCCGAACTCGCCTTTCTTGACCTGCGGATTGTACTGCCAGACAAAGCAGTTCACGAAGAAGAGGATGTCACGCCGGCAGCGATCGATCAGATACTCCTGCACCGCCGCCGATCGGCTGGCCCGGATCAACAGCCACGTCCGGAAGTGCCGGTTCAGGCTCAACTGTTTGGGCGGACAAAGCTCGCTCGACATTGGCCCACTCCTCGGCTAACTGCTCCTGGAGCATCTCCGGCACACTGCCCTCATGCTCAAACTGCTTATTCGCCTGCCCAGACTCTCGCGCCTTCGCCTCTTCCAACGCCGACAGCCTCGACAGGAACCCCTTCAGGTCCTTTTCCTTCCACCGTCTTGCGTCCCGGTGCCCCTCGGTGCGATCCTCTTCCTTACTGTGCGACCTGACGTAAGTCATGTCCTCGAACAGGCTAGTGTCGCCAAGCGGCAACTTGCTGGCCCCCTGCCGACGCGGGTCAGCATTGCCCTGCATCGGCTTCCCACGAGGCTTACCCTTCGGCTTTCCCGTTTTGCGGTTATTTTGCGGCTCGTCCATGCCCTCATCCTACAAGAAGCGGCAACCGCTGGCGGAGGCAAGATCCACGGACATGGCGTGTCCGTCCCGCGGACATTTGATGTCCGGCAATTGGGGGGGACCCAACGTAAGGGATTGGGGGAGAGGGGGTTAAGTACCCCCACCCTCTGCCCACAGCCACCCGGTGGTGTGGCAAGATTCGGCCGCCCCGCCCGCCCGCCTGGCCGAACTTGACAAGAAAAAGAGTCGGGTAGAGTTGAGCGGAGATTTGAAGCGAACGGGACGAGGGGGGAAGGGGCCGGGCTCATTCCCCCCGACCCAACCAACAGGGGGAAAGCAATGTACTGCGTTTACGACCGCATCAACCGGCGGTATCTGTCCTGGCGGCTGCGGCCGGGCGCAACCACGGTCCATCAAGTAGTGTGGGTCGAGTCATGGGAGATAGCCAGCGTATGGGCGGATGAGCGGCAAGCCCGGCGCACGGCTAACCTCGTGCTGGAGTGCAGGCCCGAGGTGATCGACGCACACGTGGAGCTGTTGCCCGAACCGGCGGCCGTGTTGTCGTGGCGGGAGGTGCAATCGTGACACGCAAACAGCGAGAGCGTGAGGCGCCCAGCCTGTTCAGCCTGAAGTGTGAGGAGTGCGGCAAGTACCTTGTGAGGGTGCCGAGCGGGGCTTATGTGACCTGCCCTGATGGTCATGGCCGGTTGCACGTCGAGCAGCCTTTCGCCATGCCGGAGACCTCGGCCAATGCCTGCACCATGTTCGATACAACCGAAGGGGGTGACTAATGGGAGCCGGCGGCCGTATGGGTTGCTCGTGTGGAAGCGAGCTTTGGAGTGAATGGGAGTACGACGCCCAGGGGATCGAGCTTTGCCGATGTTGCGACGACTGCCGCGAGGAGCGGCTATCGCACTACCGGCCCGAGATCCTGGCCGGCTACGACCAGGGCGATGTCGACGAACCAATTGAGCCTGATTGAGCAGAGGGCGGCCACTCCCCGGCCGTAATGCACTCGGCAACGTGCCGAGCGGTCCCAAGTCCGCAGACACCGAGGAGGTACAACGTGAGTCAGCTTCCACACACCGAACGAATAGAGATGGCGACATAGACGGCTACCGCAACGAACGCGGATGCCGCGAGTGTTTTACTGAGTGATTTCATGCGTGAAGCATGGGTCAGGATTTGACGTGTGTCAAACCGAGCCGGCCAGGGATTTCTTGCGCCCATTCTTGGGCTGAGCCTGGGCTCGGGCTTCTGTTAGCCATTGCTTCATGAGGATGCAAGCCGGCCCTTGCGGGTTTCGACTTCCATCAAGCCACCGGTAAACAGCATTTTCGGCCAGGTCGAGCGCCGCAGCCAATTGCGTCTTCGACCACTTCCGCAGGATCATCAGTTCGCGAATTTCTTCAATTTCCATACGTTTGTAATCCTTTCCGTTATTCATCTTACACCCCTTTGTTACCAATGTCAAAAAATTCTTCTTGACTTAGGTAAACGCGACTCTATACTTGTGTGTCTGGCGAGCCGTTCAGCCGTGTTGGCTGAACAAAGGCCGGCGGGAACTTTGCGCTGTGTCTCCCGCTGGCTGCTCGGACTGAGCGCCAGTGACTCGCGAGAGTCACGCAATTGACCCACGGGGGCACCTGGGGGTGCCTCCCGTGGGCCTGCTCGGACGAGGACAACAAGATTCCATGACAACCAAGCCGCACAATTTGGTCGCATCGCCGGCCGGCTCGGACCGGATCACCACCGGGGGCATCCCGAGATGCCTCCCGCCGGCTGCTCGGACTGAACAAGACGATACCTTCAAAGATCCAAACGTTGCATGGGGTGGATTCGAGCTGAGCGTGCTTGCGGGAATGCCGATTGAAAAGCCGGCAACGTGCGGCAACGGCAACCCCTGGAAAGGTACTGCCTACCAGGATCGCTACGCCGGACTGAAACCGCAACGCGGTCAACCCTTTGGTGGAACCCACTGCCATGCAACGTTTCTCCTTTTCACTGCTCTTCAATGGGCGGCACAGGATTCGAACCTGTGGCTTCCACCGTGTGAGTTAGGACCCCCTGTGACTGCCATCCTTTTGCGATGGCAGTCTAGTTCATCTCTTCTGAGCCAACTCGGCCGCGGCCAAAATCCCATCGATGTCCTCAGAAACGTGCACGTAGTACTTCTCAGTAATCGCCTGGCTGGCATGGCCGAGCATGAGGCTAACGAACTTCATTCGCGCGCCATTCCGCACGGCCTGGGTGGCCGCATTGTGTCTAATGCCGTGCAGTGTGGCCGGCGTCTCGACCTTCCCCGCCTTCTTCATCCGTCGCAGGTTTTGGCCCAGGGTTCTGCGGTTCCAGGGCCGGTTGCAGTTGTTCAAGAAAATCTCGCCCATGTACTCGGAGTCCTGCTCTTGGCGGACTTCGATCAACAACTCGATCGCTTCGGGCACAAGCGCGATTACTTTAGGTTTGCGGGTTTTATTGCGGGATTTGTGGTGATTGAGAACGATTATGCCGCGCTCCGGATCAACGTCTGGCCACGTTGCCCGGCAGAGATCCGAGAGTCGGCAGCTCGTGTAACGCAGGAAGCGGCCGGCGCGTTCGAGCCTCTTGTTTGCGGCGCGAAGGAACGCTTCGAACGCGCCATCTTCGAAACAGGGCCGCGGATCCGCTTCGGGGTAGTTCACACCCCGGAACGGGTTCGAGGGTATGCGGCCCTCCCTCACCGACCAGTTGAAACAGGCATTGACGATGTTCGCGCGAGCCTTGCGCGTCGAGGAGCTTTTGAGTTTGGGATCGCTCTCGATCCAGTCGGCCAGGATGTGCCGGCGGCACTCGGCCAGGTCGAGAGCCCCGTGAACATCGGCGAACTTGCCCAGGATGCGCAGCCGCTCCGCGAGAGCCTCGGGGCAGTACAGGTTGATGGCCTGGGCGTGTCGAAGATACGCCTCAATGATCGGGCGCAAAAGCATTGGAGTCCCCCCGCAATCTTCACCGAGCAGGAGGCTCTTCCGCGGCCAACCCAGCCTGGCCGCGAGATAACCACCCTACACGATCCCGAATAGGGGAGTCAAGGCAATCCTAGCTTATTCCCACGCAAGAAAGAGGTGAAAAATGAGTTACACATATCAGACCACGATAACCCGCGAGATCGAGATTGAGGTCGAGTACACGCCTCACCGAGCCTGCCGAGGACGGACCGACGGACGCTATGGCCCACCCCTGGAACCCGACGAGCCCGCGGGGATCGAGATCGAGAGCGTATCCATCGCCGGCAGCACGACGCGCTTCGAACTGACCGAGGACGAGGAGCGAGAGATCGAGGAGCAAATTTGCGACGAGCTGGCAGACGGACCGGACCCTGATTAACCCACGAAGTACCCAAAGAGTACCCAAAGAGTACCCAAGGAGAACCCATGTCAACAGTCATCGAGCAGGAGCCGGCCACTCGGGCCGGCGTTGTGACCTACAGCGTCTCGGATGAGAAGATCCGGGAGCTTAAAACCAAGCTGGTTGTGCAGCCGGCGACGACTCCCGACGGCTACGAGCATTGCCGGCTTGGCATCGCAATGTGCCGCGGCCTACGCGGCGAAATCGAGAGGCGCCGCGTCGAGCTCAAGGCCGACGCGCTGGCCTGGGGCAGGAAAGTGGACAGCGAGGCTAGGCGACTTACTGAGGCTCTATTCGCAATCGAGAACCCGCTCAGGGACGAGAAGCTACGGGTAGACGAGGAAGCCGAGCGGAAGCGCAAGGCGGCCGAGGAAGCCGAGCGGGCCAGGGTCGAGGCCGAGGCCAAGGCGGCACGCGAGGCTGAGGAGGCCAGGTTGAAGGCAATCAGGGACGCCGAGGAGGCGCGGCTCAAGGCCGAGTCGCAGAGGATCGAGGCCGAACGAGCGAAGTTCGAGGCAGAGCGGAAGGACGAGGAGGCGCGGCGCGCGGAGTATCACCGGGCAGCCGAGGAAGAGCGCCGCCGGCAGATCGAGGAGCTGCGCGCCCAGGAGGCGGCACAGAAAGCCGAGGCCGACCGCTTAGCTGATCTCCAACGACGCATCGAAGAGGACCGACGAGAGGTCGAGGCACGGAAGAAAGCCGAAGAGGATCGGGCCAAGGCGGCCAAGGAAGCCGCGGACCGGCAGGACTTCGAGCGGATGACCAGGATCAAGGCCGAGGCCGACGCGGCGAGGGCGGTCATGGAAAGAGCGGCGGCCGAGGAACGCAGGAAGGCGGCCGAGGAAGCCGAGCGGCAGGCGGAGATCAAACGGATTGAGGCAGCCAAGCCCGACGTGGAGAAAGTCCGGCACTTCGGCCAACAGCTCGACGGCTTGGCCAACAACGACACGCCGACGCTCTTGAACGAGCAGGCCAGGTCGTTCCTGGACGAAGTACGGCGAGAGATCAGGCTCTTGGGTGAACGATGCCGCGGCTTTTCCTTGAAGTCCAAACCGCAGAAGAGGAACGGCAATGTTTAGTTTTGAGATTGCCACATTGGAAAAAATGCTGATTGAGGCCAACGAGCAGGCCGCCCGCTGTTCCGGCTTGGGACCTCTTTACGACGCCGCGATGGAGAAGATGCTCTTCGCGCTACGCCGGCTAAGCAGCGTCCGCAAGCTGACCCAGGCCGAGCAGGTTTTGAGCGGACTGAACGCAGACGGAAGCGACGGACCGCGGGTATGGACCCATCCGAGCGTCGTGAAACAAGTGCGACCGCGTGTTACCTCCACGTGTCCCGGCGGACTCTCGGCCGGGCAATAGCACACGAGGGGTCGGCGAGCAGTTTTCGGGCTGCTAACCGGGTTCGAATCCCGGCTCGCCGAATGCCTCGGGGGACAGGCTCTTTTGTAAGCTTTCTCAGCCTGCCGGCTCTTGTGGAGCCAACTCCGAGGCTTTTCAACTAACCAGTGGAGAACACCATGAGCGATATCGCCGACCCCGATCTGGCCCAATCGACGGGCATCACGAACCCACTCGTTTTGATTCGGACCGCGATCGACAAGGGCATTGACCCCGACCAGTTGGGCAAGCTGCTCGACTTGCAAGAGCGCTGGGAAGCCAACCGGGCCCGCGAGGCGTTCGCGCTGGCCATGAACTTGGCCCAGCAGGAAATGCCGTCGATCATCAAGGACGCCGAGAACGCCCACACCAAATCACGTTACGCCAAGCTGGAGAACGTCCAGGCCCAACTCCGGCCCGTGTACACCAAGCACGGATTCAATCTGAGCTACACCGAGGAGGAATCCAAGAACGCCGGCCACGTGCGGATAGTGCTCGACATCTCCCATGTCGGCGGCCACGTGAAGCGGATCGCCGGCGACTTCCCTCTCGACGGCAAGGGGAGCCAGGGCGGCAACTCGGCAATGAACGCAGTTCAGGCCAAGGGTTCGACCATCAGCTATGGCCGGCGGTACCTGCTGCTTATGGGCTTCAATATCACCGTTGCCGACGAGGACACCGACGGACAAGGCGAAAACGCCGTGATTGACGGGGATCAAATTGGGGAGATCAACGACCTGTTGCGCGAGTGCAAGGAAGCTGGAAACCCAGTGGACTTTCCCCGGTTCCTGGCATGGCTAGGCGTGCAGAGCTTGGACCAACTGCCGGCCAAGGACTTTGTTAAAGCTTTGCATGAGCTGAATAGGAAGAGGAGGCAAAAGCAAAATGCCTAACTCTCCTTCCAAAAAACGTTGGCGATGGGTTGTTGGCTACGAAGGCACGTACCAGGTATCCACTCAAGGCGACGTGCGAGGCGTTGCTCGCTTTGTGGGCTACAGATTCCCACGTTCACGCAGAGCATGGAAGAGCCGTCCGCTTGTTGTCAGCAGGAACTCGGGAGGCTATTGCGTTGTAACTCTTTCAAAGCAGGGCGTCAGAAAGAATCACCAAGTTCACGCCCTCGTTTTGACAGCCTTCGCTGGGGCATGCCCGAAGGGATGCCAATGCCGCCACTTTCCAGATTCTGACCGGTCAAATAACTGTTTGTCCAATCTCCAATGGGGCAGCGCCAAGGAGAACGCCTCTGATCGGGACATTCACGGCAATACGCCGCGGGGAAAAACTTGCGGCAAATCAAAGCTGACTGAAGCTGCAATAGAAGACATCCGCTCTAATTATCGCCTTCGCCGCCCTGGGGCCACCTTGGCCTACTTCGCCAACAAATACGATGTTTCACAAACCGCAATTCACAATGCTGTTCTTAAGAGAACTTGGCGAACACTGAACCGAAAGAGGAGGATTGGGAAGTGAAGACCTGCACAGTATGCCAGCGACCTTTCCCGGCCTTCCTGGTCAACACAATGGTTGTCTCCATGCCCGAAGACGCCGGCCTGATGCGACGGTTGCTAGTCTGCCCGATTTGCGCTCTGGAGATCATGAACGAGCTCCACGGCGAATCGCGGACCGCATTCGACGGCGAAACGGCCGAGGCGCTTCACCTTGCGGCCAAGGCCTACGTCGCGTCCCTGAACGTGGAGGGCTCGACATGAAAACTGAATTGCGACTCAGGCAGCATTCAGTCTGGGTAAATCATTATGTCATCGAGCTATGGTATGACGACAAATTCATCGGCACCGTGACGGGGGCGGATGGTCCAGGCGTGCGCGTCATCAGCAAGCACCCGATGTGTGCCGGGGAAGATTCGCCGAGTGAGAAACAAACACCGCTGAAAGTGCCCGTCAACGTCACTGCCATTTACATCAATTATAACGGGAGTGCATCATGAAAGCCTTCGATTGCGTCCAAGGTTCTCCGGAATGGTGGCAACTCCGCCGCGGCATTCCGACATGCTCGAACTTCGACAGAATTTTGACGCCTAAGACCCTGAAGCTGTCCAGCCAGGTGGACAGTTACATTCACGAGCTCATCGCGGATCGCTTCCGCCTCACGCCGCCCGACGGCACGGAGAACTACGTCAGCCGGCCGATGTTAAACGGGCTCAACACGGAGCCCGAGGCTCGCCGCTGGTACGAAATGGAAGTCGGAGCCGAGGTCAAGCGGGTCGGCTTCGTCACGACCGACGACGGCCGCTTTGGGGGTTCGCCGGACAGCCTGGTCGGGGAGGACGGCGGCCTGGAACTCAAATGCCCTGAACTCAAGACGCACGTGAAGTACTTGCTCGACGGCGTTCTGCCCGACGACTACCGGCCCCAGGTCCACGGCTATCTGATCGTGACCGGCCGGCCGTGGTGGGACTTCGTGTCCTACAGCCCGGGCCTCGACCCCTTCCGTATCCGCGTGACTCCGAACCTATTCACCGACACCCTCCGCGATGCGCTCGAACAATTCGACCGGCGCTACAAGGAACTACTCTCGAAGATCAAGGGGGCGGCATGACCCGATCCGTAGACCAAAAAGTGAATTATTCTTTGCGCCGCGAGATACGAGTTCGACGCGACAAAACAGCAGCCATACTGATGCCGGTCTTTTTGCAGCAGATGCCGGGCGCGGAAATTGAAAAGGTCGCGGCAGTAGCCGTAACCGCTGCCGACATCCTGATCGCTGAACTCGACCGCACGCGCAAGGACCTGTCTCCGCAGCCTCTTGTTCCACCGCAGCAGCAACCTTAGACGCAGTTTAACCTTTCCGAGCAGGAGAAGGACACTCCCATGAAGATGGACGATCTCAGCCCGCCCGCAATCCGCAAATCCTCCGAGTCGCTGGCCGAACGTGCCAGGCGATTCAAAGCGATGAAGCAGACGTTCTTGCAAACCATCCGCATCAGCTTGACCCAGGCCCGCGACTTGGGCCGGGAGCTGATCGAGGCCAAAGAACAGTGCCAGACCGAGGGCAAGAAGTGGTACGACTGGCTCAACGATGTGCACCTCAATGCAAATCGCGCCGCCGAGTACATGCGCATCGCAAAATACTGGACAAAGTTAGTAGAACACCCCCGTTTCGACGGGGGTACCGGAGTACATGAGTCTTTAATTATCATCGCCGAGATCGAGCTTGCCGAGGGAATTGCGGCCCGTGGCGGCCCGCCCCAAGGCACGCATATCCTCTGCCGATCATGCCGCATCCACGGCAAGAAGGACAACTGCCCGGAGTGCAAAGCCATCTGGGCCAAGGCGGCCGCCAGCAACACGAAACGCCAGGAACGCGAGCCAGGCGAGGACGATTATCGCAGCCGCCGGCGGCCATCGAATTCCGGCAAGGAGATATTCTCGGCCAGGGACTTCACCAAGTTGTGGAGACTCTGGTACGACGGCTTCGGCCGGATTATCCGCGCCACCGACGCGCTCGCCGAGGCCAAGGGGCTTAAAGACACTCCCGACAAGCTCGGCATGGAACGCAAGATGGAGGAGCTGCTCAAGGATGCCCAGGACTACTACAAGCGCGTGGCCGGCATGCCGGCGCCCGAGATCATGTCAGGCGGCCCAGGGTAACTAAACTTCGCCCGTTCACATTAAGGAGTTCGCAGGTGGCAAAGACTAAAGCCAAGAAGAAGCCGAAGGAAAAGCGTTTGCGGCAGAAGCCGATCCCAGGCTTCGAGGAGCCGGTAGTCCAGGAGATCGAGGACGCCGCGGAGATCTATTACGACGTAATGCTTGAGCGCATCGAGCACAGCAAGGCCGAGGACGTGGCCAAGGACAACCTGATCGACAAGATGGTGGCCCACAGCATGGACAGATACGAGTGCGACGAGTTTGTGGTGTCCGTGGTGAACAAGAAAAACGTGAAGGTCTAGAAGAAG